TATGATACTTTTCCCAGTCTTCTTGTGATTTTTGAGCATTTTGCCAAGCCACTAAGCCTTCGGAATATTTCGTAGATTCCGCATTTAATTGTTCTAGTTCGATAAACAGACGATTAAGTTTAGCTTCGCTAGACTCTCTGATATCGTGCTGTTCATTTACCAATTCTGAAATTTTATGGGTATCAATAGGTTGTAAACAGGTAGGGCAAACACCCTCTAGTTTAGTCATTTTTTGAACAAAAGCTTTGCTATCTTTTACAGTTTTCTGTAGTTCAATAACTTCGTTACTTAATGTTCTGTCTTTTGTTTTGATACCATCAATATCTGTTTCTGGCTTGTTAGGAATTGGAAGCAGTTTGATTTTTGACTGTAATTGTTTATAAGTATTATTCTGCGAAATCTTTTTATTCGTAGACTCAATACTATTAATACTGGATTCTAGCATTGACGCTTCGGTTATTAGCGAAGTATCTAATTCAGGAGTTGCAATAGTTTCTTTTAAGTTTAAATCAGTCTTTTCATACTTGTTTAACCAACTAGCCACAGTATTTACCTGCGACTGTACTCCACTAATGTCTTTGGTAAGTTGAGCACTTACTTCTTTGAAAACTTCCGCAGCACGAGTATATTTACCTAAGTTTAAAATTTCAATTAAAAACTTTTTACGAGCAGTGTCAGGAGCAGTTAAAAACTCTAGACTAGATGCATTTGACTGATAAACAATTTGTGCAAAACTTTTATGGTCAAACCCTAAAATATCTTCAATTATTTTATAAGTTGCTGTAGCAGTATGTGCGCTTATATCTACACCTTCTTTAAACAGTTTTACAGTTTGAGCAGTGCCTCGACTAGATTTAATTGTATAGTCTACGTCATCTCTGTTAAAGTCTAGTTCAATCGTATAAGTTTTATCTTTAATGTATCTATTAAGAATGTCTGCTTTCTTAATACCTTTTGAATTTTTATTAAACAATACTTCTTCTAAGATAAGGGCAATAGAACTTTTACCGTGCCCATTACGCCCTACTAATTGTGTAAGTGGGGCTGAAATAAAATCAATTTGATTATCTTTTCCGTAACTAAAGGCGTTAGCCCATCGTAGTTGTTTTATAGTTATCATTTACGAGTAGTCTCTTTTTTAGTTCTGGTAACCCGCCTATATACTCACCACCAATAAAAATCTGTGGAACTGAACGGGCATTGGGTACTTTTTCAATTAAATCTTTTTTAGTGTATGTACCTACACCAATCATACACTCGTCATATTCAATAGCGTATGAAGTTAGTAGGCGTTTAGCTTCTTGGCAGGCAGGGCAGTTAGTTTGTGACCAAACTTCTGCTTTATTCTGATTCAATTTTGTCTGCATGGTTTTGAAACTCCTTTAGTACACTTTCAATAGTATCTTCTGGCAACTCTAAGATGTAGGCAAGATACTCACGAATTTCTTCACTCATAGACATTTCTTTGTCTAGGATTAAAGCTGAATCTGTGTCTCGTTTAATTACCTTACGATCAATTAAATCTGAATCCTCTAGCTCGCCAAGTTCTTGCATATCACCTTCAACTTGGTAAATTGTGTGATCGTAATTAGTTTGCGGTTTAGGGTCGTGCACAGCTACTGTACGACGAATAAGTTGTGGTAACTGTAGCTTACGCCATTCATGTGTTAGAGATTCGGAATCAAGTATAACCACACCAGTATCTACATTGTTACGGTGAAAGCTAGTAGTAACTGGACTTCCAGGATAGATAATATTTTTCTGAGAGTTTTCGTAACTGTGTAAGTCGCCTGCTAAAACTACTTTCCAGCGAGCAAATAATTCTAAATCTAGTTCAGGCTTTACGTGTGGTGGAATCTCTCCGCGAGCATGGGTAAAGCAAATATCACCATGTAATTTTGGTTTTTCACTGAAATTATCGGGGTTCTTTTCAAATTCTTTTAATTTATTATATGGGATAAAATCCATATTACCCAGCGAGTAAAAATCATCAATAATTTCTACTTTGGGATTTAAACGATTGGTAACTTGTTTTAGGTTAGATAGGAAAGTTGTATCCTTTTTAACTGCTTCATGATTTCCAGCATAAATAATTGTTGGAATCGTACAAGCATTAACCAAATCAAAATATGTCTCTAGTTCTTCCATATTAGGAAGTTTGTCAAAAACATCTCCGCCAACAACAAAAAGATCACACTCTTCTTGAAGGGCTTCTAGTTGACGCCAGAGCATATTAAACCTATTCTTTGCCCACTCAATAGGTACGTTTTTCTGACCCAATTTGATATGTATGTCCGCCGAGAACAATACTTTCATATATTATTATCTTTCTTATATTTTTCAACAGCAGCATAAGCAGACTCTCCAGACTCATACATACCTATATGTATAGTCTTACCTTGTACTTTAATAGCTGCTTGGTATCTGTTACATATTTTTCTTACATTTTTATATCCAGACTTACCAACATCCCTATTAGCTTTAGAGACGTTTTTATTCTGAGAAACATCCTGTAAGTTATCTAATCTATTATCGTCTTTTATACCATTTATATGATCTATAACTTTGGTAGGCCACTCTTGGAAGCAATAAAACCAGGCTAATCTATGCGATAAATATAATTTTCCATCTACGCTGATCTGTCTATAGCCCTTACCGTTGGTAGAACCAGCAAGCGTACCGGCTTTAGCCAACCTCTTTCTATCTACTTTCCAAGTAAATATTCCAGTATCTGGGCAATAGTCTAATAATTCACACAGCCTATCATGTTTAATATGTTCCATGCTGTAACTTTCGTAGCATAAAAAGCCCGCTAAGCAAATAGTTTAGCGGGCTTTAGTTTTTTAACCAAGTTCTTTGACTGCTTCTTGTTCAGAAGATTCGGCTTCGCCGTCTTCTGAATTTGTGCTAATCTTTTCCAACAAGGCTTTTACGTCTGCCTCTGTAGGGCGAGAGAATTTCTCGTCAATAGATTTAGCAGCATCTGCCATAGCACGTTCTTCAGGTGTCAGTGGGCGGGCTTTGCAACGCAAAACTTGCAGTGTATACTCAACATTAAAAGGCAGAGGTCCTGTCTTTACGCGCTTGAATACAACATCCCAACCTGTATCATAGTCAGTAGGGTCTCCTAAATCTTCAGCCGCTGTAACAATTTGCTCAAACAACTTCTTTTTCAAGTTAAGAGCAACGACTTTTTGCGATTTAGGGTCGATACAATTTACAGAGTAACTCCAAGAGCATTTTGCTTCTGGATAGTAGTCCGTAACATGGTCTTTTTCAACGTTGTCAAACTTTTCTTTTTCACGACTAAATGCCAAACATTCAATTGGAATGTCCTTGTTATTAGTGCCTTTCAGCCAATAAATATATCGTGGAAGAACTCCGCCAATTAAGCGGACTGTATTTTCGCCATCTTTGTATTCGTAAGATTCGACTTTGTTTGATTGTGCTTTACCCTTGGTATTTTTAAAGCTAAGTGCCATTTTTATTTTTCCTCGTATTTGAAGTGAATTTTGTTTTCTGTTATTTTTAAAAGCGGATTTGGTTTTATTGCGTTTAAGTCAATATCTGAATAAAAAGATAGGTCTAGATATGTGTAACCGTAATGTTTGTATATGGCGTAGTTCCTACGCCCCGCTAATCTTATGTATTGTGCTTTATGTACAATATCTGTGCTGGTATCAGTAAATAAGTACGCAGGGTTTATTAGAAAACTATTACCCTTTAAGTTAAAAATCGGTTTGATTTTACTGTATTGGTTTTTAGGAATAGATTTTCTAATAAAATGCAATCTTAAAGTTTCAACTAGTTTTACGGAGTCGCATTGTGTTGTGGACTCAAGCAATCCAAGGTTGAAGAAAAGGGTCATATACTGAAACTTAATAAATATTATACCATTTTAGATATCATTTGACAAGTGAAATTTTATCTACGCTAAGACTTTCCAGCCTTTGCGGAGATAAAGCCCTAACCTATCTGTGTTTTGCTTCTTATCAGCGTATCCAGCAAACTGAATGTCTACTATAATCGGGTCTAGTTTACCGTCATGCATTCGCATAATCCTACCAGCAATTTGTTCTAGTAAACTGTCGTTTGACATAGGAACTGCTAAAATTACGCAACTTAGGATGTTGATTGAAATTCCCTCTGAAAATATTTGCCTGCTTCCAGCAATGCACATTTTCTCTTTGGCAAGGATTTGCTCTTTTGCTCGTTGTCTATCTTCAAAACTGGTTCCCCCAGTAACCAACAAACACGTTTCACCAACATATTCTTTTACCTTTTCTAAGAATTCTACTCGATCTGCTATAATGAGAACAGAATGACCTTCAGCAATATGCATACTAGCAATACTACTAATAAACTTTCTATAATTGTCATTTTGTGTTAAGTCCGTTATTTTATCTACCCAGGTGACATTTGGTTTAAGAGTAATGCCACTTTTTACCATGTGAATGGTAGGAGGTATAGTATTAGAAACGGGTGGTTTTAGTACTGTTGTACCAAAATAGTCTTTGAATAAGATGTGTTTACCATCTTTTCTTATCATAGTGCCGCTAAGGGCAATTCTATATTTGGCATAAAAGCTATCTACTGTTGCTGCAAATGTTGTTGCAGGACAATGATGTGCTTC